CTGAACAGGGCTGGAGACCTGAGCCGACAGAGCTGCGAATGCGGGAACGCATCAAAGAAGATTGGGTCAGGTGCAACAATCCCGACTGCGGCGTCTTCAGAGAGAATCACCCCATAAGGGGAATGGAGCTTGCTGGCAGCAAGTGCGATGCCTGCGGCAACGGCACATTAGTCAACTATGAGCTTTCCGATGGGCAACTGTGCTGGATCTGGAGGCAAAGGATCAATAAGCAGGCCAAAGGCGAAGAGGCATTGAAGGAGCTTAAGGCCGAGCTGTGCAGCACTTCGCAGGAAGCGTTTCAGTTAAGCGGCTATTTGGTCTTCCCAGAGGATTGCCAAGAATGGGTTATCTCCACCATCCGTAGTCCGATAATTGTAGGAGATTTTGATTCCAATGGGAATTTTCACGGGCATGACCCCAAGACCGGGAGATGCTATCAGTCTTGGTGCGAAATGGACCATAGGTATGACAGCAACCCATTGGAGATATGGGAATTACCAAATCCTAGAGCCCATTACGTAATAGGAGTGGACGTAGCGGAAGGTTTGGGCGGGAAATCGGACTATTCAGTAGCTTTCGTTAATAAGGTGACAAGCGGAGACGGGGACTATCAGGTCGCCATGTATAGGACGAACACGATGGACCCTATCTCTTTCGCCTATTGCGTTAACTGGCTTGGCCGATGGTACAACGAGGCTATGCTGTCGATTGAGTATAACGGCATAGGCGCAAGTTGCGCGGATACGGTGAGATATACGCTCCAGTATCCGAACTTGTACCGATGGCTAAGGCCGGACAGCGATCGCCCGGAATCCAGCAAATGGCACTGGTACACCCAGTACGACACCAGGCCAAAGCTATGGCAGAACGGACGGAAGTGGTTGAAATCAAAGCTCTGGGTTATTCGATCAGAGATTTTCTACGAGGAAATGCTCCACTTCCGCAAGGACGAATATGACGATAAGGTGGCTTCTGCTGCTAGTGGGTGGCATGATGATTGCCTAATGGCGGGGTTGATAGCGCTATATACGGCGCATCAAGCCAACGCCGACACTGAGCTACTGGAAAATGCTGCAAAGAAAGGCAATTACGATCTTGAGAATGACCCCCTAGCATGGCAGATGGAATGCACTAAGTGCGATAATAAATGGCTGGCGAGGGAACCTGATAAACGGTGTCCCAAGTGCGGATCATATTACATTCACGGGCGTATACCAACTGGCAACCAGGGGGCAATAGCCCGTGAATTGATTGATTCAATTGGAAATATGGAGGTGGAATATGAAGAAGTCCCAGAGTGGAACGCTCTCTGAGGAGGTTAAGATCACGGTGCCTATCAACCGCTCGCTTCTCGATGGAGCTGGTGGAGACACTGAGGAGGAGAAGCAGGAGAACATCAAGTCAATAATTAGCAAACTGTTGGACGAGTTTAACAATGGCGCTCTGCTGGTAACGTCAAGTGTTGCGTCAAAGATTAAGCAGATCGCTCCGGTCAAAAACGGAGATGATTTGCTGACGTATTTAGAGCAAGCAGTGGGTCGCCGTAAGGGTCGTTATGTATTCCAGGTCGAAATTGACCCATCTTTTGTCCCAGCGATCGAAGGTATAGCGAAAAGCCGCGGCGAAAAGACCGACAAGTATCTCCAAGACTGCATAAACTATATAATTTCAATGGGATGGCTGTTTGAGGTTTATCCAGCGCCATTCCAGGTGAGGCTCTCGGACGAGCAGGTAAGGGATATTTGTAATGCGCTTGGTATTGACCGTAGAGAACTGAACGGTCAAACACTGTACGAAAAGATCATGGAGGTAAGAGGTGCCAATATATGATTTTTTGTGCAGTTCGCAAGGTTGCGAACATCACAAAAAGCCATTTGAAAAGTATCTCTACCGGAGAGACATCGACAACCCGCGCTGTCCATTGTGCGGATCTGAGACGTCCCGGGCTGTATCAAGGTTCGGGATTGTATGGACTGGTTATATAACGAAGAAGTATAACGATCCAGGTTACGCGCATAGTGATCGAGAAGGTCACATTGCCTGGAGAGTGCGAAGCTCCAAGACGGGCAAACCGGAGCCCGTAAGGATTGAGACTTTCGAGCAGCAGCGAAGATTTGTCAAAGAGGAAGGCCTGTATAATCCAACCGAGCTGCCACCTAGCGGAGGTGAAGTCTGATGCCGGAGAGCACACCAAGGGGTCCCACTATTGTAAATGAAAAAAGCGAAACTTTAGATTACCCGGACGACTATAAGGCCAAAATGCGGCAATGGCGAGAGGCCGCCAAAGCTGAGGCCATAGAAACGCTCCGGCAGCACCCTGAGTATTCTGAAATACGGAAGTACATCTCGTACCTGGAAGGCAAGTATTGGGACCCGAACAGGCCGCGGTATAGGTCGCCGTTTTTTGACAACCGATTAATGGAAGCCAGAATCCAGGCGCTCTCCATGCTGACAGATATCAGGCCGATGATATCTGTTTCAACAAAGGTAAAGGAATATGAAGACCAGGCCTATATCGCTGATCGGGTCATAAGGGCTGAATGGTACAGGAACGACCTTGACCTGAAACTCGTCGATGTTGTTGATCATGCGTTACTTGGCATCGGCTACTGGAAGATTGGGGCTGGATCGCCTGGATACACGGTAGTGCTACCCTGCGGGGCAGATAACGTATTACCCATACAACCTGGCAGCACCCTGCAAGAATCCACGGCAGTGCTTTACAGGGCGCACAAGACCATGAATTATTTCCTTGAACGATGGCCGCAGTTCAAGGATGAGATTCAAAAGCAGGCAAAAAGCGCATCCGTGATCCCCACCGGCGAGGGAGATATCATCAGGCCTGACACGATAGCCGAATACACTTGGTCTGCATTATCACCCAGCATGCGGAAACGACTGGCCTTAAGGAAAGGAAATCCGGCCAGACATACGGGGGAAAGCCCGTTCCCGGTAATCGAGCTTGAGGAATACTGGATCGAAGACATGTCCGTAAACGAGACGCCTGAGACGGTGATAATGAAGGACCCCTACCTTAGCTTGGATGCGCACAACTGGCATTATTCAGTACGCCCTGGGGAAAGATTGTATCCGCGGAAAAGGCTGGTTGTTTTCGCTGGGAACGAACTGCTTTACGATGGCCCATCAATCTTCTGGCATGGTATGTACCCATTTGTAGAGCTGGCGCTCAATCCGGCGGTATGGGCACCGTATGGGCTATCAAAATACAGGGATCTTTATACCTTCACGCAAGCCATCAATGAGGTGGTTGCTGGCATCCTGGATCTGGTTAAGAAGGCCGTCAATCCGCAGGTAATAGCTAAGGAGAATGCAGTAAGGGAACCAGTATGGAGAAAATTCTTCCCGGACATGCCTGGCGGCAAATTGCGGATTGCGCCGATTGCTGATCCTTTGCGTGACATCAGGTACATGGAGCCGCCGCCGATCCCAGCATATGTGCTCCAAATGCTGCTGAATTATCTGATCCCGAGCATGGACAGGCACAGCGGAGCCGTTGATGTTGTCTCGCTGGGAAGGAAGAGACAGGTGCCCGGCGGCGAGACCATCGAGCAGATGCGAGACACGATGCAGTCTCGGTTCAGGCTGGAATCACGACGGGTGGAAGCCTTCCTGAGGAAAGCTGGTCTCCAAGCCGTCAGCAATATATTCCAGTTCTATACGCGCAGGCAAAGGATGCGAATGCTCGGCGCTGATGGGCTGACTTGGCAGGATTTTGACTACGATCCAGACACGATGGTTCCATATTCAATGCCGAAAGAAGATCACTGGCGAATGTTTGCAGTTGACATTGCGCAAGGCAGTTCGCACGGCGCAAGCAAAGAGAGAGCCAAACAAGTTGCGATTGTGCTGTACCGGATCGGCGCTATTTCCAGAAAGAAACTATTGCGCGAACTTGAAATGACCGATCAGGAAATTTCAGAGATAGAAGATGAATTAATGAAGGAGCGCAGCGCCGGATTAGGGCTAATCGCCGCAGGCAGAACGCCGAGATTGACTCGTTCTGAAAAAGCACGATCGCAAAATGTTCCGTAGAAAATTTTTGGCGGAATATTTGTATGGTAATAATGAAGTTGAGTAGGTTATCCTACTTGCTCTTAATGAGCAATCCTTAAAGGAGGTGCGCAATGGCCCGTCGAGCGAAGCGTAAGGGCGGTCGGAAGGGTGCGCGGAAGGCGAAGCGCGTCTGACCGCTGAATGACGGGCCGGGATGCTACCGGCCCGTTTTTCAGTGCATAATATAAAAAAGGAGCAAGTTTATGATCCAGAAGGTAGGGGAACAGCGGAAGCTTTCAAACAAGCCATCCATAATCCGGAAGATGGCTAAAAAGGGTGAGTTCCAGATGGAGGGCGAGCTCAAACTTAATACGAAGCCGTCGTCCGACGTTATTGGCACTCAATTCAAATCCAAAGGTGAGTTCCAAATCGGGGACACGAAGGTTGACCTCAACACGACGCCTTCCCCCATAAGGTCGGGGGCCCGAGTACCGATGGCTGAGGATGCTCAGCCGTTCAAGACTGGCCGTGATCAACGGAGAGGGAGGTAGTGCATGTTTCCTGGGAATCCTCCTTTGCCTCCTGATTTGACCGGGCCAAAGCCGTTTGGCCCAGCATCTCCACGGTTCTTTGGTGGTGAAACCACGCCTGGCGCTCCCGGTACGCCTGGAGCTACCGGCGCGGGCGAAACGCAGACACAGCAAACAGAAGGCGCTGCCGCTGGCCAGCATAAGCAAATAATTGACAAGCTGGACCAGATTATAAACATAGCGCAAGAGATTCTTCCGACTCTTCAGTCGGTATTGCCTGGCCTTCAGCCTATTTTGAATGTTGTCATGCAGGCTGCCAGAGCAATGAAGTCTGACTTGCAGGATGCGATGAGCGGGCGTAGTGGACCTTTGGGTCCATCCGCTCAAATATCCGAGAGATCCGAAGTACCAGCAACTCCTACCCCTCCCGAGACCAGCACTCCATCGCGGCGTGCTTAGTTAGCCGTCTTTTCTGCTTCCTGTTGGGCCAAGCATTGCTTGGCCCTTTTTTTGTGTCTTGACATAATGGTTCCCATATTGCATTCTTTAGGTTGAGGAGGTGAATATGGCTGATTACGACAAGCTATTAGAAAACCTAGGGGAATTGGCTGAAAAGCATCCGGAGCTGGTTAGCGCGCTGCGAAGGGCGAAGGAAACGGAGAGGGAGCTTGAGCAGCTTAGGTTAAAGACAGTTGATCTTGAAGATCAGGTAACGAAGTGGAACCAGTGGTACGAGGACAATTGGGACCACGAGAGGAACATGACAAAGAGCGAGGCCTATTATATCGACAGGCTCGCGCAGCTAGAGGAAGAATTACAGAAATTCAGGGGTAATATGAATCAAACGCAGACAGGAACAGCAAGCAGCAGCGAAATCCAGGAGAAATTCGAGAACCTCTACTTTGGAGGGTATTTGTCCAAGGATGAGGCACAGATGCTGATTAATCAGGCCATAGAGGACCGGGTCAGCAAGAAGCAGCTAGACGAAACCATAAAGAACATCGTGGTGGCTTTCAGCAAGGTTGTGCCGGGCATGATGGAAGCGTCGGCGCGGCACCAAAAGGAGTTCAACGAGCCGCTTAGCGGCCAGCAGCTATGGGAATTCATGACCAAAAACAACATTGATGATCCGGTTGAGGCCTACGAAAAGATGACCGCCGAGCGTAGGCAGCGGATGCAGGAAGAGTTAATCCAGAAGAAGATCCAGGAGGCTGAAGAGCGTGGCCGAATGAAGGAGCGGCAGGAAATGGCCATGAAGTCAGGTAAGCTCCCTACCGATATGGAAGGGTCTGTCCCCGCACATATACGCCGCAAGTTGGCCCAGTCTGGCTCTGACGAATCCCCGGAAGTCCCACCTAATGCAAAGCTTGGCGACGGGATACTGGCAGCAGCTTGGACGCAGAAGTACCTAAAGCGACAAACAAGCTAACGCTTGTATTATCAATAGGTTACGCGGTTGCATGCCCCTATATAGCAAAACATTGCAGTGGGGGTATGTCTTTTTGTATCTAATTGGAAAAATTTGCCGAAAAAACTCAGAAGAATAGTGTATAAATAGAAGCTATGGAAGGGAGAGCTTTATGGCGCTTAGTTTAACTGAACTTGATGCATTTGTCCATGCGGCGATAATTCCGCGGACAACGGATGTAATTCACAAACGCAGCGGTGTTTTTACGCGGCTGTCTACCCGCAACGCTGAACGATTCACAGGAGGCCGTTATATCCAGCGACCGATCATGTACGGGTCGCTGACAGGCGGAGCTTTTGATAAAAGCACTTCCACGCTTGACATCAGTTACGTCCAGACTGATACAGCGTTGGTTGTTAACATGAAGTATTACTATGTTAACATCACGCTGTACGGGATAGATGCTGTTCACGATCAGGGGCCGAACGCGGTCTTTTCGCAGGTTGAGACCAAGTTCGCTAACGCTTCCCTAACTATGGCGAAGCTGCTGGCCACCGATATGTACCTTAATGACCTGTCTGCACGGTCAGCTAATCTGACCGGGTTTGACATGTGGTACGACGATGGAAACACTTATAGCACTATTGGCTCCATTGACCGTGACGACATCTACCCACGAGGCTCGGTAGGCGGACTGAATGCCTATACGGCCACGCTGACTAACGGCTTCACGTTGCCGGATCTTGAGCGTGCCTATGGTCAAGCTCAGCACGGCTCAGATCATGTTGATCTGATTGTCGTTACCCAGAACGCTTATGACCAGATCTGGCGTGCAATGCTTCCTAATCAGCGATACGTTAGCCGGGAAGGCGACCTGACCGAGGCAGGTTTTGAAACCTTCCGGTTCAACGCTGCCGATGTAGTTGTATGCCAGTACCTGAGCGATGCGTTTGCCGATAGCACGCCGAGGATCTTTGGCATGAATACCAACTACATTGAGTGGTATTTCTCCAATAATGATCTTTGGTACTTTGGGTTCACCGGCTTCAAATACGCTGCTAACACGGTGAATGTTTCTGGCCAGTTCCTGGTTGCCTGCAATACCGTTGTGCCCAATCCGCGCACCGGGTTCAAACTGATTTGCAGCGACTTCTAACCTGGGAGGATAACGAGATGTCTATAATCCCGTACATTGGCCGTCACGCGGAATCCAACAATGAGGCTTATGGGACGGCGGCTCCAACTGCTGGCAAGTGGCGTGTAGGCGACATTTGCTGGAACATAAGCCCTGGATCTGGTGATCCTGTTGGTTGGATCTGCGTTACCGCAGGTTCCCCCGGGACATGGGAACCGATCGGATTTGCAAGTCCGGTGAATATCTACTACGGTACATCGGCTCCGGCTGAAGGCACCTATTCAAAAGGTGATATCTATTTGAATACATCGCCATCCTCCGGTGGTCCGACAGGCTGGGTATGCGTGACATCCGGATCTCCTGGCACATGGAAGGCGATAGGGTACGTAAGCCCAGTTGGCGTCTATTACGGTACGTCGGCTCCTGCTGAGGGCACCTACTCTAAAGGCGATATCTGCTGGAACACATCGCCATCCTCCGGTGGTGTGACAGGCTGGGTATGCGTTACCGCAGGTTCTCCTGGCACTTGGCAGCCGATCGGATTTGCAAGTCCGATAAATGTCTATTACGGTACGGCAGCGCCAACCGAGGGCACCTACTCGAGGGGTGATATCTGCTGGAATACATCGCCTTCTGCCGGTGTGGAACCGGGCTGGGTCTGCGTGTCTTCTGGATCTCCCGGTACCTGGAAGGCGATGGCCGTACTGTCTTCGTAGTGATGTAGATGACATAGATGCCAGACAATTTGTTCTCTTTAAGGGGTCGTGTCATGGCGTTTCGCCGAGACATCGACCCCGTTTTAATTGATACCTGGATAAACCAAAGAATATCCGAAATTCTGGACAGTCGGATGTATTGGAGCGGGACGCTTTCGTTTACCTCCATACCAGTTGACAGTTTGTATAGCACTGGCCGCGTAAGTCTAACAAAAGGCAGTGATGTGGTAACCGGCTCATCTACAGGGTGGCCGGTGTCAGACTTGGTTAACACCACGCTGGAAGAGGACGTCCAGGACATAGGATATGTAAAGGTTCAGCTCGGCTCAATTTCCAGGATTTCACCTGGCACATGGCTGTTGGTTGGGGAAGACGACAGCACCGAGGCTGTGCCTGTTGTGGACATTGAGCCGAGCACAAGCAAAGTTCTGGCCAAGTTTAGCAAGCCGCATTCCTCTGGGGAAAGTGTAGTCTGCTCGTCTCTGACAGGCCGTCAGTTCAGGCTGAATGTAAACACGCCGGTATATGACGTAAAAGCGGTGGTTGACTCCGAGACCATCTGGCTGAATTCTGCTTGGGCTGGCCCGTCCTGCTCAAATTCAGCATACGAGATCGTCCAGGCATACATTTCTTTACCGCCTGATTGTAAGAATATATTGGACGCTTATGATGCTGTCCAGGGGATTCCGATTGTAGTTGGCCATTCCTACGAATTTCTGCTCTGGGCTGATACGCAGCGTTCCAGCTATACCTGCCCGGTTATGCTGTCTGATGCAGGGACTAACGAAAGCGGCGTTCAGCGGTATGAAATATGGCCGTGGCCTAGGAGCGCGATGCAGATTGGCATAATTTACGTAAGAAAATGGCCAGAGCTAAAGAAGGATTCAGACATTGCGCCGCCGTTTATCCCATCCCAGATTATCGTAGATGGCGCAATTGCTGATGCATTAAACTACAAGAGATCGTCGGAGGACGTATTTCACAACCCCAACCTGGCGCAGTTTTACGAGGCCAGGTATAGGGAGGGTCTAAACAGGGCCATTCGGCTGGATGAGGAAAGGGCGGTAAAGAGCTATCAGCAAAAGCTTTCGCTGATGAGGTTCCACGGTGGAATTGGCTGGGACCAGGCTCATATTGCTCCGGAATATTGGCCTTGGCCGTAGTTAATGTCCAGAATTTTGGATAAGAGGAGACATTAATGAAAAAGATCTTGATTAAGCATGTTAAGCATACGGAAATAGTGAAGATCGACGAAGAGGAGAAGAAGCCCAGCTTTTTGGATTATGAGGCACCTGGCGGGGTTTCGCACGTTGGTACTGTCCGAAGGGTTAAGCCAGATGTCAAATACGATCCCTGTTGCGGTGCATTCATAGCCTTTAAGCCTGACAATCCATCGGCCAGGCTGAACAGGCCTGGCCATGCGACCATAAGGAAAGGTGACGTCTATGGCGAAGGGTGCTAGAAAGGACAAGAAGCGACCAACCCTTGGCACTGGAGAGCGGTTTCGGCAGCTAGTCGAAAGCATAAAAAAACGTGGATCTAGCTATGATCCGCGTGCTGTGGCTGCTGCTATTGGTCGGAGAAAGTACGGCAAGCGCCGGTTCCAGGAGATGGCGACCCGTGGTCGCAGGAGAGCGGTAAGAAGGTCAAGTAGAGCATAGTGCCTTTTGTAAGCTACGACTCGCTAATCAATAGTGTTTATTCACGCATCGAGTGGAATACTGCATTTTATCCGCAGCAGGAAGTAGAGCAAGCGATACTCGATGCGATAAGGGAATTTAATGTTGCCACGGGCATCTTCAGGGGTTCCAGCCAATTTGAAACAGAAGCCGGGAAGTCAGTATACAGTCTCACCAACAATCTCATAATCCCAATATCAGTATGGGCGTCCGGGAAGGTTGTCCACAGGACATCACTTAAATCGCTAGCGCTGCTTAATGAGAAATGGGCCGAAGAGCGCGGCGATAGACCGCAGTTCTGGTGCCCGATGGGCGTTTCCAGGATCATTTTGTATCCGACGCCGGTATACGGCGGCGTAACGATACAAGCGGAAGGGATATGCGAAGTTCCCGATGATATAGATGGGGTTGATATCCCGCACGAATATGCAGCATTAATAATAGACCTAGCGTGGCACAGATTGCCGATGAAGGAAGGCGGCATGCCCTTCCGTGCTGCCGCAGAGCGGTACTCGGAATATACAAAAAAGCTATCCGAGATAATCCTATGGAAGTCAGCCAAGGTCTCGCGTTATAAAATGATGGCGGAGGTGTAGCATGCTGACAGCGCAGGACATCTACGATAGTGTCGCTTGGTGCCTGATGGGCGCTAATACGACGCCAGACGCCATTTATAATGACCGGATGTTTTTCGCGGACCTTAACAAAGTGCTGAACGATTTTTACAGGCGCACTGGTGTTGCTCAAACAATATCAATCGTTCAGGCAGTCCAGGATCAATCATTCTATGCCGTACCTGATGGGATCTGCGAAATAAGCGCTGTTCTGTATGATTCCGTATTCCTCCCAAAATGCGAATCCATAACGCTTGACACATTTGACGACGAATGGAAGATCAAATCGTCGAAGCCGTCATATTGGTACGAGGATTCAACGCAGCCTGGATATTTCGGTGTTTACCCAGCGACATCTTCCACAGGTGAGTCTGTATCGTGCGAAGACATGTACGGCACGATCGGCTACGGATCGACCGCATTCGATGTTGATGGTGCTTTCTATGGAACCATTGGCAGCATAACTACAGGTCAAACACTCCCGATTGATATGATTGCTTCCAGGGAATTTGTCGGGACGATCATTTCCTTAGGCATAGCGCGGAAGAACTTTGCAGTAATAGGGTTTGCGGCACCGATCTCCTCCGTCAGTTCCCTCTCGGATGTGATACATTTCCTCCCAAAGGATTACGGCAGCTATATAAGCTTCGGCTGCCTAGCCGAAATATTTTCTGGCCACGAAGAGCTGAAAGACGCGCAGAAGGCCGAGTATTGCCTGGCCAGGTATGAGGAAGGGGTAGTCCTGGCGAGGTCCGTTTCAAACGAATTTCGTACACTGTTTTGATAAAGCTACAATAGTTCTAGGAGGTTGACATGGCCCTCGGAACTATTACCCCTAGATTGATCTATTTAGAAGATTGCGCAGTAACGACAAATCCCTCCGGAGAGTCAGAAAACGTTAACGTTCTAGGCGCATCCAACAACCCTCAAACGCTTAATAAAATGCCGCTTGTTCTGCTGACCCAGTTTACTCAAGCATATTCGGACAGTGATGCGGCTAGCAAAGGAGTTCCAGTAGGCGCAATATACTACAACCTTGCAACTGCTAAGTTGCACGCGAGGCTGTCATAATGCCTGAGATGAAAGAACTTACCTTCAGTTTCGCGAATAAGGGGATTGTACAAAAGCTTGACCCCTCTGTTTTGACTGAAGGTCAGTTCTATTCGATTGAAAATCTTAGAAGCCATCAAGAGGGGTCGCTGTCGGTACGGCGCGGCGCTACGCGCAAGGCGACGATACCAGGCAGCTTGGTGCACAGCATATATCTGTTCCGGTCCACAAGCACGGACAAATACATGTACATCGGTGAAGGG